GTACCAATAGAAACTAAACTAGATGTTATAGCTAAAGTGCTTTCAACGTTCCATGTTGAATGAATAACCGTACCAGAAACTAATAATTCAGAAGTAGTAATAATGGTCGTTTCCCCAGACGTTACTGGATGTTCGACGGCACCGCTTACTGTTAACTGTCCCTCAATAGACGTGGCAGTAACCCCGTCTAGAATAGCGTGCGTCATATTACCAATACCATATGTGTCTATTTCGGATAAATACCAATCATTAAATGTTGTTATAGTTTCTGATGTTGCTATTTCTGGAGCGTCATCCCACTCGGACATCTTTCTTGCAAAAACCTGAGAGATGGTTGATATATATGCTTCTCCGTCTAGAATAGCGTGCGTTATACTACCAATACCATATGTGTCTATTTCGGATAAATACCAATCATTAAATGTTGTTATAGTTTCAGATGTTGCTATTTCTGGAGCATCATCCCACTCTGACATCTTTCGTGCAAAAACTTGAGAGATGGTTGAGATATATGTTGCTCCTTCTTGATAAGCCATAACCCACCTCCTTTTCAATATATCGGGATTGCCAAAGGGTTATCGCGTATATCCCATTTAATATAATTGATATATAATTATGTAATTACATTTAGATTGATTATACTGGAATCTCTACCTCATAATACCATCGTCTTGTTCCGACAAATGAATTAAGTGTCATTAATACTTCCGCATCTATTGGAAGAACACCACTATTAGCATCAACCATAAGACTAGAAGTTACTAATGCTAAAAATTCTGCTTCTAGTGTTGTATGTAAAATACTTCCAATTATACTCATGGACGAGGTTCCAGCTATTGAACTTTCGCCTATTTCGATAGTATGTAACACTGAACCAATAGGAATCATGTTTGAAATAATGGTAATAGAACTTTCGCCTTCCCATGTTGGCTGTGAAACCATTCCGTCAATATTGAAAGTAGATGATACATTAGTTTCAGTTTGACCATCAACTGCTTGATGCAAAACAGCACCGTTATTAGATAGATCTGACGTTATATTTAAAGCCACATTAGCATTATGGGTTGTAAGTACGTTTCCAGTAGCCAATAATTCGCTTGTAATATACGGAGCGGTTTCCGCTTCAAAAATAGCTTGTTCAATCGTTCCGGCAACAATCGACTCTGAAGTTACCGTAATAGAAGTTTCACCTTCATGGGTTACGTGTAAAATACTTCCGACTAAAGTTAAGTCAGAAGTGCCAGTTAAAGCGCTTTCAGCTTCGATAGTTTGGTGCAAAACGCTACCTGCAAGAGTTAAATCAGAAGTGCCATTTATAGCACTTACTCCTTCAAGGGTTGCATGGGTTAAAGTGCCAACAGCTAATAACTCGGAAGTTACATTTATTGCGCTTTCGCCTTCGTTAGTTACATGCGCGACAGAACCTTCAATTGTTTGAGTAGAAGTAACAGTAAGGGCGCAAGCGCCCTCGCGAATTGCGGGAGCCAAAGTTACAGAACCTTCCACGGTAAGAATAGAAGAAATAGAAATTGCAGATTCCCCCTCATGGGTAGTTGCTGAGGAAACTTCTGAGAAGCTTACCGCAATCATTCCATAGTCGTCAGAAGTTGCTTCTGTAAACGACATTGTTCTAGGGGTGCTGGTTACTGTTTCTAATAAATATTGCGTAGCATAGCCCCAAGCGCCAACATCGCCTTGATACAGGTTTGTACCTGTACGTGCGGTAGGGGCAAAGGATTGGTCACCGCTTGCGGCAACGGCAAAGACAACTCCACCAGCAGTCGTATTGACTGTGCAGTTTGGGCTTGCGCCGGTTGTTGCTATAAAGCCAACATCTTGATATTGTGATGTATAGCCTGTCGCTGCTTTCGCCGAAGCAATCACAACTTTCATTGCTTTCCCGCCAGAGTTAGGAACCGATAATGAATATTGGGTTTCGGTTGGCGGATTTATCATGTACCAAATTTCGACGCTTGTTTCTGTAACACCATGGTTGGTGTCAGCCTGTGTCATAGGAACACTATTAAAAGTCGGGTCGCCGCCTGTTCTTGCGGCGGAAGTAGGACCCATGGCGAGCATGAGCACTAAAACCGTTGCACCCGCACCACAAGTGTAGTCGGTAGCAAGTGGATTTGTAGTAGCGGTTGCTGTCAGCGTGGCAGGATTGGCTACACTCGTATCAAAGGTATGTGCCATTGTCACCTCCTGACATGAAAATTGTTATATAAAAGAAACCTTTTATTAGGCTTTCTTAGTGCGTAAATCGGTAGTAACAACAACGACAACTTCTGCTTCATGTATCATGACTGCCTCTACTTTCTATAATTAAAAGTTTCATTTTAGGGCTAGGGTATAGATCACTATACCCCACTCCTAAAATGGGGAGATTTCTCTCCCCATTATATTACTAATTGCTACGACATGTCTTTTTCTCTTAGGCGTCTAAGCCTTTGTGATTCAGACATTTTCGCTTTAGATTCATCAGATGCTTTTTTGCCTAAGTTATTTTTCTTTCCTAGACAATTTTTATTCCCTAATTGAGCATTTCTCATTTTTTCTTTTGTTTCTTCGGAACGTTTTGAACCTATATGCGATTTACCCATATTTTGCTTAGCTTCTTCAGTGTGTTTATAGCCTAAACTGCGTTTATTTCCTAATAAAATATTGCTCATTTTTTCTTTAGATTCCTCTGAGTGTTTCTTGCCCAGTTGAACTTCTCTCATTTTTGCTTTGGTTTCATCCGATGCTTTTACACCTAGTCTAGACGTCTTGCCTAAATGAGATTCTCGTAGCTTTGCTTTAGTTTCATCTGAGCGTTTTACCCCTCTGGCTGGCGCAAAAGCGTTTGTAGCAATATTATATTCTGGTTTAAGTTTATCCAAACACAACTGCTCATACAAAAGAGTGTTTTCGGCATCACAAAATATTAAAATGCCAAACTCAAAATTATCCTCCCCGTATTTATTCCATGCGTTCTGCAAATGAACTCCGGTGTGAACATTTTTTCGTAGTTCAGCTAGATGAGAGCCCCACCTCTTCCAGATATTGATAGAGCTCCCGATATATTTATTTCCATTTATTTTATTTGTAATTTGGTAGACTCCGGGAATATTTAGTGTTTCTCTACTAAAGTTTTTCGCTATATTCATAAGAGCCTCCGTTCAAAATAGTTTGTAATAAAGCCCCGTATATGTGGGGCTTTATTATATTGTTTACTTAGAGTAGGAGTTAGGATAACGTAATATCGATTGCTCCGCTGGAAAAACGAAAGGTATCGCCAGAATATACGGTTTTGCTTGCAGTCAGTGTTTTGAAGAAGTACAAGTTGCCAGCAGCGTTAGCGCTTCTGATACCCATGCCTACCACTGTTCCCCAATTGGCACTAGCAACAGGGAATGTTAGAGTTGAAGTGTTAGCAGTAAAACCACCTGTTGCGTTAGGTGCGTCCCACATGGTACTTCCTGAGCTATCCACTCTGGCATATGAGCCGCCGGTTACTTCAACACCACCAGTATCACCAGCATTCGGCATTGTGGTATAAAGTGCCAACCAACTTGCTGTTGGCTGTGTGAAAGTAGCTCCGTCAAGAATATGGTCAAGCATTTCATTAGCAAGAAATGTAGAAATATCTCCACCTAACGAAATATCTAATGCACCAGCAGCAATCGACAGGGTATCGCCCGTATCAACCTGCAACGGCGAATTGCTAAAAGTACCATAAAATAAAAGATTTCCCCCGGTTGAAGCATCATAAATACCGACGCTTGTAATTGCGCCCCAAACACCTGTGGCGGTTGGGAAAGTAATTGTAGCGGTGTTGGCTGTTGCCCCTGCGGATGCGGCATCAAATGCGCTTGTTAATTGCACGCGAGCATAGGCGTTGGCTGAAGCCACTTCTGTGCCACCACCTGCATCACTTGGGGTGGCAGTAAATAAACCAATCCAGACACTTGCTGGACTTGCAAACGTTCCACTTCGTAGAACGTAATCAATAAATTTTCCTTCTAAATAATCGGACATAACTTGCGTGCTCATATAAAATCCTCCTGTGCTCGACTGTTATCGAGCGAATGTTGTTTTTTTAATTTGTTTTTTCTTCCTCGCTCTACAGAAGCTAATCCTATTTTTATTTTAGATTCTTCTGTATGCTTCCATCCTCCCGAATGTCCTTTTTTAGCAATACTTATTTTTAATTTTTGCTCTTCTGACATAGGAGTACCTTTATTATATGCAACTTGCCCTTTTGAAAAACCATACTCTTTTTTTTCGTGAGCTTTTTTTTGAGATTCTGACATTTTCTTCTTTTGCTCTTCTGAAGTATGTACACCAACATGGAATTGTCTCAAAAACTCTTTTTGCTCATCAGACATTTTGTGTTTACTATTGGTTTCACCAATTTTCCTTTTGTGCTCGTCTGATAATTTCATTCCTTTATTTGGGCATAGAGCATCTATGGCAATATTATACTCTGGTTTATAATAATCTAAATAAATCTGTTCATAAAGTGTTGTATTTTCTCTATCACATATTAAAAGTATTGAGAAGCTAAATGATTCTTCTCCATACTTTTCCCATGCTCTTTGAAATGCAACATTATGACTTTTATGCAAATTTAGATACCACCTATGCGCAATCCATCTTTTGTGTATATCAACAGAGCTACCGATATAAGAATGCCCATTTACTTTATTTGTAATTTTATAAACACCGGATATAATGTCTCTCATATTACCTCCTACAGTAATATCCTAATTAAGTAGTGAGCGAAAGACGTTTAGGATTACGCTCTTCGGGCTCGAGACCCTATTCGCTCACTTATCTTATTTTTTATTTTGTGTTTTTATTTTGTTTAGCATTCGACGGTCAACCGGAATACCCAGAGCAGTGAGCCGCGCGAACGTAGCTCCGGTAGAGATTGCGCGTTGCCAGTCCATAACCTTTTGGTATGAGCTTACGTCAATGCCGAAGGGGTAGGTCACGAGCGCACCTGCCATTGGATTAGGTCGAGGATGGTGGTCATGCGTTATCCTATATTTCGTAAGTAATGCTAAAACTTATATGGGCAATAGTAGTATTGTCAGGTATGGAATTCTGAAACTCTAAATATGGCATGGCGGCGACAATGACAGTACCAATAAATCCTGCCATCCAGACTGAACCAACTGAGTTGTATGTCGTGTAATTTGCTGGCGCTAATAAGTTGTGTGCGAAATTCATATAATTTCCTGTACCTGCTTTTACACCAGAGCCCTTAAAATGTGCATTTAGCGCCCTTCCATTTATAGTAAATCTATAATCTATTGTGGTTGGCTGTCCGCCTGAGCCATTATCAAATGTGGCTGTATCAAAAGTTGGAGGGGTAGCATTAAACCATTGTGGAAATCCGACCGGACTCGCTGCGTGGCTGTAAGAAATCGACGAAATCGCTGCACTGACGAGCGTGTAATCCGAGCCGCCTGTGATGGTCAGTACCGTGTCTGCAACGCCCACGATGTAGAAATACTTGACGGACGAGTTGGTAAGGCGTAATTTATCGCCCACGCTGTAAATCACAGCCGCTCCGCTTGGCACGGTGACGGTCGAAGCCGATGCGTAAGCCCACGAGTCGCTGACGGGAGTCCAGCCGTCCGGCGCTGCCCACGTGGGGGTGCCAGCCACCGAGGTCAGGACTTTATCGCCGACCGGTGCGGCATTTTGGCGTGCGTACAGAGAACTGTCTACACCATCCAGTTTATCAGCGTCAGGTGCTTTGTCTGCCCATACAGCACTGCCACTCGCATTGCCGACCAGCACTTGCCCGCTGGTCGGAGCTGCATTCAAACTAGCAAGCGTGGATGTTTTTAAAGGTCCTGCAAAATTGTCAATTTTCTTGAATGCAGATAAAGCATCGTTTCTATTAATGGTATCTCTCCATGCTTTTACTGTTGGATCGTCTACGTCATCGTAGAGAGTTAACCCTAAGTTTGTTGTACTTCCGCTCATAATTCTCCTTTATTTTGGCTCTTCCGTAATAGGAAGCGTGTCAATTGCCCAATAAGTATAGTTACCACCTTTTAATGGATTAGGCTCTCTATCGATCCTATATTCAAAGTGTAAATGGTTGCCGGTACTAAATCCCGCATAGGGTTCTCCCACGGCGCCATCAGATAAACCGATTACATCACCCTTCTTGACTTTTTCGCCAAGTTTAGGATAAATAGTTTTCATGTGCCCGTAAATCAATACACCACCCTGTACACGAATACGAATATGCCTACCATAGCCATATGTTGTATTATCTTCGCGGGTTTCTACAAACCCGTCTGCGGAAGCAATTAGCTTTGTACCGCCATAAGAAGCATAGTCAACACCGTTGTGCCCACGAGCAGCCCCGTAGGTACTGGAATTTACACCAAATTTTTGCGAAATTGGGAATTTCTTTTCCAGAGGATAAGCAAGCGTAGTGAGAGGAGGAGTAGTAGATTGAATATGTCGTCCCCAAACCCATTCTTTATCACCAATACGATACCATCTGTCTTTATTCGCTTCTAGAATATTAAGCATATCTCCGGGCTTACGCTCTCCGATTTCCTTGAAACCAGTTCCCGGTCCTTCTCGAACAGGAAGATAAGTATAAGGGGTTACGACTTTTCCTTGAAAGAGATAATCTCCGGAAGGAGGAGGAGTAACAGGAGGTGGCACTACAGGTGGTACTACAGGAGGAGGAACAGGCGTAGTAAGCTTTTTCATATAGCTAGGATAACCGCTTACCCACTGCCCTTCGGCAATTTTGAACCAATTATTCTTTACTTCGTATACGTCTACTATCTGCCCTTTTGTTAGAAATTTTCCGGTTGCTTTGAAAGCTAAACCAGCACCATCTCGAATATTGAGCTGCCCCGCAATGCATTCGGCTTTAAACAAAGCGCCGGGAGCAGGAGGAGCAGAGGGTTCTGGCACAGGAGGTATCACTACCTCGCTTTTATTACAAAACTCTAATAATTTTGCATAAGTACCGTTGAACCAGTTCATATCCATACCAGCACTTTGGCTACCATAATCTTTGCCGTACCCAATAAGCGATTTCGTCCAATCATGATATGGATAATGCCCTTTATCGCTATACTGCCATATGGCATACTCTTTCCACTCTCTTGGGAGCGCAGGATATGATCTAGAAATATAATGGGCTACGTGTAAAGGATATGCTGACATCCAAGTAGTTTTGGTTATATCAAACTTATCCATAAACCATTTGGCAGTATAAATAATTGGTTTCCTGCCGGTCTCTTTTTCTACGACCTGTAACCAGCGTTGTAATTTATAAAGATAATCGTTTTTATCTATAACGGCATCATCTTCAAAGTCTACAACAGGAGGCAAATCTGTTGGATGAGTTCTATACCATTTTAAATAAAACTCTGCCTGCGCATCTGCATTATAAAATGGGTCAAGCCAGCAATAACCACCGGTAAGAATACCGAGGGCTTTAGCACCCGCATAATTTACATCTGCGGTATCATCATAAAACGGCATGCCGGTTGAGGAACCAACGTCGGAAACCTTGTTCATCATCCATTTGACTCCTTTATCTTTTGCTATTTGCCAGTTCATTTGTCCGCTCCAATGCGAGCAATCTATCCCGAGGGTTTTATCTAAAGGCGCAGCCATTAGTCTGCGTTTAAATATAGAATTAAATAGTTTAACTAAACACATGTTTTCCTTTCTCCATAGCGTTCCTAACCTAAGCAGGGAAAGTAAATGGTTGTAGATTTAAATCCGCGTCTATGATATACCAAGCCGGCGAACCTGTTGTGAAAACAGTTTTGCCAATATGATTTGCCCCTTCTAGAGGACAGCCAGAAGTAATTCCGGTAACACTACCGGATACAATATAAGCGGGGAACGAATCGTTCCCGATGAATGTAAGTGTCATATAAAACCTCCGTTTTAACTAATGAAATTTATCTGAGCAACTCTGCTAAAGCAGCAGTTTCAGAGCGTTCTGTTTTTCTTAAATGCACACACCCAAACAGGGGGTTTCCGAATAATCGGCTATTTAATCGTTCGAGTCCAGAATTTTTTTCGAATACTACTTTATCGACCTGATTGAGATCGCCTAAAAACATAATGACCGAATTTTTACCAATTCTTGATATAAGCAAAGCGACATGCTCTGCGCTAAGATTTTCGCTCTCATCTACGATCATAATTGTATTTTCAAAACTACGCCCTCGGGCAAAGCCTAAATGGAGTAATTCTATTTTCCCATCATCAATTAGGCGGAAAAGTTCAAGCTGACTTCCTAATAGGTCGGCAGCAGGCATGGCAAAAGGTAAAAGCTTTTCATTTATGCCAGAAGGAAGCGCTCCGATAGAAACGGAGTCTTTTACTTCAATGTTATTTCTAACCATAACGATTTTCTTATAACTGCCTTTTCCTCTTTCGTATTTATCAATACAATCAAGAGCATAAGTAAACGCACAAAAGTTTTTACCACCACCCGCAACGCCTGTTATCACTTTTACAGTAATGCTTTCATCTTGTAGCAAATCAAATAAAGCATACTGCTCGTCGTTGATAGGTTTTACTTTATCAAATCTGCCTTTATCTATAATCTTATATTTTAATGGTGCTAGCACCCCGTTTGAGTACTTCAGTTTGTCAATTATTTCATCACATTCATTTTTGATAAACAGATATTGGTTTTCAGCCATATCTACTTTATATCTGTGCTCATAAAATGCGGCAATGTCTTCGTCTGAAAGGGTGATTGTTTTTATTCCGGGATTCAATTATGCCTCCTAAAGCTATTTATAGTCGTTAGGTTAACTAAAGTTTAACTTTCTGTTTGATAGACTGTTTTCTTTTACATAATTGTCATAAGCAATCGCTGCTTCTAACTCTGTTTTGAATGTTCCTATATTAATTATTTTTTTATTAGTATGTATTCTGACTTGCCAGTACTTATATTTTTTACCAGATGCACTAACACCGAAATATTTTGAAGATGAATTGCTTGCTTTTTTATTAAAATTATAATGAGTTTCTTCGTTTCCCATATTATGATTTCCAATTAAAGCTTCTGATAGTTTTTTCTTAGTATCTATCCCCGGTGTTTTTCCATAATTAGGAGCCAGTTCTCCGCTTTTTCCATACATTGGGTTATTTTTCCCGGCAGAAGCTATTGATATTTTCTTTTTAGTCTCATCCGAAGCTTTAATACCGAGTGTGCTATCGACACACTCCGTGCATATGTTGTATAATTTTTCTATGCCATAGTAATCTACAAAAAATTGTTCATATTTTGTAAGTTCGAATGGCTCGCAATATATAAGTATTTTAAATTCAAAGGCAGCCTCGCCGTATTTAGTCCACGCCCTCTGCAAGTGACTGTTTTCGTGGCGATTATGCCTAAGCCCCCAAAAATGCTTCCATTTCCTTTGATTTAAATTAGCAGATTGACCTATATATTTTTTGCCAGATACTAAATTTTCAATACAATAAATTCCGCTTAATGACATTTATGCCTCCTGTACTCCAATAAATTTGTTAGGAGTGAGAAACCGGAGTCTGGCTTTTAGTTGGGTAATTACTCCAACCTATCTCACTCCTAAATTTTACTATTTTCCAATAAGTCTTTCACGGGTATTATTTATTTGCTCTTCCGTTTTATCATCCATATAATACATTAAATCTATTTTTCCAGATTCTATCCCTGTCTTAACTCTTTCTTCAATATCCTTTGTTTGTTTCCCCGGGAGGTTCCAACCAATAGGGGATTCTTTTTCCCATACTTTAAGTTGCTCCCAAATTTCAGGATGTCTAATACATAAAGATATAGCCGATCCGACAGATTGCTTGGGACACCATGTGCACCCCGTGCGTTTAAAATACTTCTTGTGTCCGGGAAGCATGTCTACACTCTTAAGATAGTCAACACACTCGTCTTCTGTAATTTGCCATTCGATGAGAGGATATAGCAAAAGCTTTCTGTCACCCTCGCGATGGCGCTCATTGTAGCCGATTCCAATATAACGATACGATGTTCTATCATACCTATCTAATGTGCGTGCTTTTTGTCTGGATAGATAACAGCGTCCGAGCACACGCGGAAAGCCGCGCATTTCGCCTTCGTGCCTCCCACTTGTCCACTTGCCATAAAACCAGCTTTTAAATTGCCAGTTTTCTTTGAGGGGCATCTTGTTGATTGTCATACCATAATTTGTTTTGATAAACGAATCTACTTTATCAATATACTCATATACTTCTGGATATTCATAACCGACATCCATAAAATCAATGCTGGTTATAGGATAACCTTTTTCAAGAAGCATAAGTAACATTGCGCTACTGTCTTTGCCGCCAGAATAACTTACTCTAAACGTGTTTTCTGGATTAGTAAAGTCTACGTCTGCAAATTTTCCCATTATTCCTTTTTCCTTGTGAATTTGTTATACGTTACTGTGCATAACACAATAACATGAGTAATACTATCATTATATTATAAATATATCTGCCTATGATTTTTATCAACAGTATCTTTTATTTAGAGATATTCTTCTGATTCTAGCTCTAGAAAATTAGATAATCTTTCGTATTCCCCTTTTTTTATTAGGTCATTAATTGTTTTATGCTTTATTTTTAATTCATCTAATTCTATATTTGTTAATTTTTTCCCAGTCAGGTGCTCATATATTGTAATGCTCTTTTTTAGTGAGTATTTTCGTGATAATTGTCTTTTATATATAGTTTCATAAGACTGTGGCTTTCCTAACGCCGGCTTAGTTGCGTTTTTTGCTATATTATAATAGCACGGTGTGTTTTCTAAATACCAATTTTCTAAAATTAAAGCGATCTCTCTATCGGGAGTAATTTGTAAAATTATAAATTCAAAGTTTTCTTCGCCATACTTTTTCCACGCCCGCTGGAGATGAATATTAGCGTGTATACCCCTATTGAGAGTATATCTGTGCTCCGACCATCTTTTTCTTATATCAATAGCGGAACCAGCATAATTGTTTCCGTCAAGTTTATTTTGTATGGCATAAACGCCTGTTGTCTTCTCTACTTTTTTCATTGCTCCCCTTTATCTCGCTGACTTAGATAGTAGTTAATTTTATTGAAATTTTGTTTATACATATCTTTGTTTATAAAATAGCTGTTGTTATAGCATATGGCGTCGCAAAAATCAAGTTGCCCAATAAAAGATTTTCCGCAAGTAGGGCACTCTTTTTCAGTCATTTCGTTTCCGATATTAGGGTAATACATGTCATAATTAGGATCACTTAATATTTCTTTTGCTTTGTCACTGCACTTTTTTGAACAAAACTCCGCATAATGTGGGTTCATAAAAGTATTCCTGCACCATCTACACGTATACTCGGTTTTTATTTCTACTGAAATTGCGTTTTTACATTTTATTGAGCAAAAATGTGAAGTTGTTTTACGGGATGGGATTACATAATATTTTTTCCCGCATCGCTGACATTTCAGTTCTACTTTATCCGTATAGTTGTGATGGAGAGTACTGGCGCGGTGTCGGTTAGCGCACTGGCGAGAGCAATAACTTTGATTTGGTTTATTTGTTTGGAACTGTTTTCCGCACTGGCTGCATATTTTTGTTTCTGTTTTGTACATATCTCTCCTTTCTTATAATCTTTGCGATTATAAGAAAATAACTCTGTCGTTTTTATCAATAGTATTGTAACACATTTTCGAGTGGTTGTCAAGTAAAAATAAAGTTGTTAACAAAACGTTAACATTAGCGCTTTTTAGCTTTATTTGGCATTTCTTTCTTCTCAAATAGCTTTTCGTACATTTCGCTCACGTCTCCCAAATCATCTATCTTTATCTCTTCTGTATCTAATTTATCTACAAATTCCACTTTTATTAATTCCTTGTTAGGGGTATAAAAAGTAAAGTATCTTTCGTAATTATGCAATATGTCTGCGATCATAACTTCGGATACTTTTACTCCTGACATTTTAATGATATCCGCTAAATTATTATAACGAATATAATAATTATCGGATGTTTTATATTCTTCTTGCTTTCGCCTTGTCCCGCTTTTCTTCATTGCCTTAGCCAACACAAGAACAGCAAAAAGAATTTTTCTATCCCGATTGTTTTCAATAGTTTCAAGAAAGCTCACATCTCTTTTAGATATATAAACTTCGTTAATCTTTCTAAGGTCATACTGCATGGCGGATCTTACCCATTTTTTTATATATTCCGCTTGTGTGATCGGGTTAAAATGGGGGTCTATAGACTGGCAGAAGCGGATAATTTCTCTTTCTAGCCTTATTTCTCCGTAAACATATTTCTCTCTAAAATATTTAGCTACAACATACATTTTGCCATAGTCAATCATTCCTCTTTCAAATCCATCGGCAATAATGTGCTCAGCCTCTACCTCTTCGTTAAACATAAAAGCTTTATTAGTTCTCATAGAAAGCCTCTATTGGCACTTCGACCATTTTGTACTTTTGCCATAAATAATCTATGTCCCCGTTATCATCCGGGAAAGGTATCATAATCGGGTCGCTCGAGTTTCTAATAATGTTCTCTGTCATTCCGGTTGGGAATACCTTCCATGGGAATTCGACCATTGTTATTTTCCCGCCGTAAGTTGCCAGAACAGCATAATTAGCGAGTTCAGATTCATTGGAACTTATGTTTGTATAAGCTTTCTTGCGAAGATAAGATGAAAACGCCTCTATGCTGGAGTATTGAGTACATAAATTATTTCTAAGGATCTTTTTAAAATCCCGATACTCTTCCATGTACTCTACCATTTGTGCTAATTTCTCGTCGTCAACGGGTATCTCTGCGTTTATTAGTAAATTATAATCTACTTCTTTAGAAGATTTTGTGGAATAGCGATTGATAAGTTTTACAGATGTACGCATATAGCGGCTAATGCGGTTCATAACTGAGCTGTTGTCTAAAAAGTAAGAATATTTCTTATAGTCCTCTAACATTTTCTTCTCGTCATCGTTTGTTTTCCCGCTTTTCATGATATCTTCAAACGATCTGCCAAATTTTAAATGACTGTATATGTTATATCGCTTTAGTTCTTTGTTATATCTCGTCATATAATGGGAATATAAAAAGCGAAAGAAGGAAGGGCGCTTTTCGCATACAATGCTATTATTAAATTCTATCTCTTTTACTTGCTCCGGAGACATATCTTTATCTGGTCTTACTCGCTTTGTCCAATGCTCTCTGAAAGGAGGAACTTTCAAACCTTTTACCCCGTCTATGATTTCCCCTTGAATAACACGACCTATTTTCAGTCTGTTAAGAAGGGTTTCTTTTTCAACGCTTCCATCAGGAAACTCTTCTAAAAACGCATAGATAGAACTTGAAACATTGGTAGCATATCCTACTTTGCTATTATACCCGTTTAGCTGACTTTCTACTTGTTTTACATCATCTCTTGAATCAACAATTTGTTTTTCAGATTTCAGACTATCATAAATAATCGGTCTGCCTTCTTGCTTACCTTTTATCATGGTTTGGTTATTGACTGTACAGATCAAGTCCCCGTCGAAGTCTGCCCCGCCATGAATGGCACAATCCATACCTATACCATTTGCTGGAAAGATAATTCCGCTTTTTATATGTTGATACCAATAATTAGTATCCTCTCTGTCTTGAAAATCAAGCACATTAAACTCCGAGTGATGCACGATTGGGCTTCTTATCGCCGCGACTTTTTTAATGCCTAATTTTAGCCAATAATCGGAATAGTGTTGCCCTTCTTTTAGCAATGGCTCGCACTCTGTTCCAAATATATGGCATGCTTGATAATAAGGGTCTGAAATCATAAATTGGTAATTGGCGTTGATAAGAAGGTTACCCATGTATGACTCTTTCTTTTTCTTATCAATAGTACTTATAAAACGATTGTGTATATATCGGTCTCGCGCAAGTGCTTTATTAATTGCGACAGCTTTTACAGACAAGTCCATTTTGCTAAATGAGCCGATGTCGAAATTAGTTTCTCCGAGTGCGTACAAAAGCATGTTATCTGCACTTTCCCCGCCGATGTCTCTAAACCAATTTACAGTAGGCTCACAAAGCGTGGCTATATCTGCGTCGTTTAGATCTAAAACCTGCAAGAACTGATAGCTTGTTCGTGAGTAAGTATTTTCCCGCTTGGGGTTTGTTTTAGTAATTGAAAAGCCTAGTTTATTTTCAAAGCATTTTTCGACATATGTTTTTGTATCCGGATAAGAGGAATATAGTTTAAACATAGATTCAGATATAATCAAATCAATATTTCGAATATCTATCTCTTTCCCGTAAATATCCTTGAATGCATATTTTTTGGCTATTAAATTAGCAAATTTTACGAAGTCGAATGTTACCACTAACCCTTTAATGAATGGTGCACGAATGACCGCCGCACTAAAAGTGTAATCAAGTTCTAATTCTTCACTCCAGCGTTTAGCTAAATCTGGTGAGATCAAGCCTTGACCGTCCCACGCGTTTGCTTTTATAACTCTAGTGGTTGTTGTTATATTATCATCTTTTCCTACGCCCTGATAGGCTACGAAATCTACCAGTCGTGCTGTTTCAATTTCTTTGTCCGGCACAACTGCAAAACTAGGAAAGCTGACAGGTAAGGAGGTTGATGAGTATAACGAAAAATAAGCGCCCCATTTTGCCGGCACCATTGGTGTTTTCTCATCACGCCCGTTTTCAAGTATATCCATAAGCGGGTGTTTTAAATTGTTGTTTATAAACAGCGCCGTATTGCGCCTGATCATGCCCGCACTAGCCATGAAAGGTACAAACCTTATTCCGTTTACATAAAATCCTTTCCTTTTTAAGATTGCTAAGTAATGTGCTTTGTTATCAAACTCAATACTTATCAAATCTTCAAGATATAAGATTTTTTCTATTTTTTCTACAG